GGTGCGAAAAACTGGCAGAAATAAGGCAACGTCTAACACAACATCGCCCGTTAGAATGGGGTTAACGCGTTATTGCGTCAGGTCTTCATCACGTAGGCCAGTGACTTCCTTTACCAGAGTGCGATCAACACCTTCGGCCAGTAAAGACCGGGCGATTTTCAGTATCGTCTCCCGCTGACTTTCCTGATAGCTTTCAGTGTATCCTTTCAGATAGCCTTCTAGTTCAAGTGATTCTGCAATTGTCATCAGTGCTTCCTTGTACTACGCCGAGTTGCTATTAGTCTTTCTCAGTTGACGGTATTGATACTCACCATCTTGAGATTTTCATCTCTGTAGGGGGTGAACTGGATGGGGTTGACAGACCAGTCACCAAAAAACTGATGCACCTTACGATGCCCCCACCCAGCTCACCATTTCTTGCTTATTACCATATAACCGTATCTATATCATGCGCTTTGGTCTATGCCGGACTGCCAAATCCGGTAAAGGATTTTACCGCTGCGGTGTGACTATAACCCGATGAGATTCTGTCGAGCAATTAGGCAACGCCACTTTAGGACAAACATTTTTCCACGTTAAAATAACGAGTTACAGGTGTAATTAAAGGAGTTTCATAGCGTTTTCACTGAATACAATATTAGCCCCATGAGTCTCTATTGAGCACAGACTCAATCCCCAATTAGGACAAAAATTCCCCCATTAAAATCAACCCTTATTGCGGCAACTCCGGCCAGTCAATCTCTGGTGCAGCGCTGGTGTTGATGCGCATTAACGCGACGCGGTAATGTTTGAGTGCCGCCAATTGCTGAATATCAGTCTGTTGATTATCCATTGCGATGGCGTCGAGTAGGATGTTGATGTGCTCTGATACCTGATTTATCAGTGCGGTTTTCTGTTGGCTTGCGGCGGCAATATGGCTGGCTTTTAATGCCTGTTGATCGACTTCCCAGGCGGTTCCTGTCCATGTGTCAAACTCATGCATTGGCTGAATCAGTGTTTTATTTTTGGGGATTGGCCCCAGTGCAAAAATGATAGATTCATGTTTGGTTTCAATGTCATACGCCGTTTGATGGCGATGGTCTGCCACTGTCACCCACTGGTTAGCAGTTAAATCCCTGACCAATGCCATGCCGGTTTTAGGTTGAATGATGGGCGCATCAGCCACCGAGTGAGCCGGTAAGCCGACGCCGAGCGGCAAGTACTCCATGCCCGCACTGGCATATTCCAGACTCTCTGCATCATAGTGGTAAAGCGTTATCCATCCCGCCTGACTGGCGAGTTGATGGTCATCCAAGATGGCCGGTTGAACGGTAAAGTCATATTTCATTAGATAGCCCTCAAAATATAGCAAAATGAGATGTTGCGTGGTCGGGTTTCGGTGGCGGTGCGCACCACGCGGGAGGCGTCAAAATCAAAGCTGCCGCAATGGGTGATGTCGGTGTGGTGCGGGGTGTTGTCGTTGCCAATGGCGGGGCTTTTGCCGAACGCGCCGCTGAAGTTGCTTTCGGGTGCGCTGCCCATGCTCTCTGATACCCCATTGATGCCGCCGGTGATATTTTGCAGCGCGTCGGTTTGTGCGCTTAACAGGGTGCGATTTGTATCAATGCCGCGCCCGTCATCAAATCCACGAATAAACTCACCGCGCAAATCGGGTAATTTATGGTCTGGATATAAGGTTGCCAGCGCGGGGTAGTGGTGGGCATAGAATGATGCGCCGTTACATTTTAAATATCCTGCCGGTGGCGTGGTGCCGGGGTAGGGTAGAGGGATGCCGATGGGGGTCAATGCCTGGCTGCGACTGGTGACAATATCTATCCATTCCCGCCATTGACCATAAGAGCGCAGGCGATAACTGACTCTTGCCGCTGTGCTGGTATTATTGGTGGAGAAAATGAATTGGTGGGCGGTTAATGAGTCATTCTGAATATGCTGAATGGTCGCATCACCAAAGTCCTCGGGTTTATCGGCAGCGTATTGATTGACACAGTACATGCCGGTTTTTGTCAGCGCATTGATCCCCGCTGAGGCAATAATGCAGGGGCCGCCCCAGCCAAAGGCCCCGACTTCCATGAGTTCATCTTGAGCATTACCCACATGTCTGGTTGCCGCAGAGCCTAATTGCAAGTTAGCCCGCGCCGCTTTGGTATCGCTAAGATCAAATAAATTGTGGCTGGCGAGGAGATATTGCGGGTGCGGATTGAGGGTGCGGATATGGTTGCTGATTGAGGTGACGGTGGTGTGGCTCACCTGATCGGCATACTTGCGCGTTGCCAGCACCACCGCAGGGTCGGTTTTCAGTGTGACAGCGGCAGTGTTGCTGACGGCCAAAATGACTCGAATAGTCTGGATACGGCCACTGCCTTCCTGCATTTGTGGCTTATAGCTTTCCGGGCAATTAGCGATAGCAATTAACTCTCCGGCTTTATCCAGCAAGCCAATTTCCCGTATCCACCACCCGCCCTCAGTCTCAGAGATAATCTGCTCTGCAATAATCTGACGGGGATTGCTCGGGTCAATAGTCAGGGCATTAAGGGCGGCGCGGCGCTGCTCATTCACCAGCTTGGATTGTGCCGGGCTAGGGGTTGGCAGGGTTCCGCCGCCATCCCCGACAACCATGTGGGTTATCTCTAAGCGGGTGCCGAGCGCAGTGGCGTTCGCCAGTTTGGCTGCGCCGATATGGGTCAGTAAGGCAAAGTATTTAGGGGTCATATTGAGTCCATTCGATAGGGGTACACGGTCAGCTCATCACCGCTGTAACTACCGGCGGCGATAGTCAGCGGGCCGCTGCTATCAAGATTGATAGACAGGCCGACTAAATGACGGCTGCATGGCTTGGCGTCGTCTATCAGCCGCTCCAGCTCTTGATACATCTCTTCGGTAATACCGGTTTCCAATACGCCCACATCGAGGCGAAAGGTGCCGGGTGTCTCGTTGGTCTTCCACCACTCAATCACCTTGATGAGATAGCCCAGCGGTTCAACCACCCGTCGGATTGCGCCAATGGTACCTTTGTGTTTGTGCACGTACTGCGAGGACTTCACCACCGCGCGCTTGGTGGCTTCCGGCCATTTCTCATCCCAGCGGTCAACTGACCACGCCCACGCCAGATAAGGCAGCAGGGATAATGGGCAAGTGTCAGCGTTCCAGAGCTGGCGAATCGGAACCGGGGTGTTTTCCAGCTCGGCGCAGGCGCGCGCGGCGGTCACTTCCAGCACAGAAGAACCAACAGGCAATAAACGGTCAGTCATCAGTCCCCCCGACAGTGATGCTGCTGTCGGTGCACCAAGCCGCTTGGGTTTTATTCAGCACCACATCAGCCAGGGGGGTATTAATCACCACCCGCTGTACACCCTCAACATGCAGCGCGGCATAGAGTGCAGACAGGCGAATGTCGCGACCAAGGCGGCGCTGTGCGGTGACAAAGGCGGTCAGTTTCTTCTCAGCCGCAATGCGCACAGGCTCCGCTTCCGGCCCCGGATGCAGGTAGAGCACCGCGTCAATCTCATAATCTTCAATGCGGGCCGATTGCACCGTCACCCTGTCAGCTACTGCCCGCGTGTTCTCATCATTCAGCGCGGCCTCAACCACAGACAGCAGTTCGGCTGAGGCTTCGCCGTTGCCCTCGCGAGATAACACCGTGACCGTGACACAAGCGGGTGTCGGACTGATTGCCGAGGAGTCGGCCACACGGCCGTCAGCACTTTTGGCATGATATTCATACGCACCGGTTGGCCCGGCGACACTCAAGCCCTCAAAGGCTTGTGGGATACGCACCCGGAAATCACTGTCAGACTCCATCACCGCGTCTATCGGTGGAATGGCCGTGGGGTCTGCTGGAATAATCACCAGCCGCTCAACGTTGTTATTTGCGCCGAGCTGGTCTAAATCACTGCCGACGGCATAGGCCACCATCACCGCACGGGCCGCATCGTTAACGCGCTGGCGTAATATCACTTCGCGGTAGGCGTTTTCCTGTAGCAATTTGACCAGCGGCTCAGATTCCAGCGACAACGTGCGGGCCACGGCGGCGCGCTGTTCTTCCGGGTAAAGAGATATCAGCGTGGCTTTACGCTCGGCCAGCAGGGTTTCATAGTCCAGTTCTTCCACCACAAACGGCGACGGTAACAGGCTCAGGTCAATGGTTGCCATAGGTTCAGCTCACAGGGATGGTTAATGAAAGCGGGGCCGCGCTGTCTGTGCGGGTGCCGGTGATATCAACCACCATTTTTCCGTCAAGGGTGGTTTCAAAGGTGATACCAGTCAGTTTGACCCTCGGCTCCCAGCGCAGAATGGCGCTGTAGCTGGCGGTCATAATTTGCAGGCGCAGGGCCGGATTTTGCGGCTGGTCAATCAGCTCTGATAACAGCGAACCATAAGTGCGGCGCATCACCCGCGAACCGACCGGTGTAATCAGAATGTCAGCGATAGACTGGCTGATGTGGTCAGCGTCGGTAATGGCCCGCCCGGTATTGCGGCTCATGCCGAGATATTGGGTTGTGGTCATGCTGCCCCTCAAAATTCGCGCGAGTATTTCAAGTCAGTTTGCTGCTAATGGGCGCGGATAACATCTCAGGAGGGATGTGTGGGGAATGGGACAATAGGAATATTGGTTTTTAGTGACAGAGGTTAAACCAAAGCCACTCCTAATAAAGCCTGAACGGAATTAAAGTGATTTCTATGGTTCTTAGGGGGAGTATTATGGTTTCACCAATATAAAGAGGCTAAAAAATGTCTGAGAATGACCTCGATATCATCCCATTCTCTGAAGCTAAGGCGCTGCTTTTAGCCGATGAAAACACTCTCACCGCTTATAACGAGATTCAGGATCGCAAGGCACTGATGACAGAGTTAAAGGATGCGAATAAGGCTATTAAACAATTCGGGCAGTCCGACTCGCATTTCCCACGTTAAAATAACGAGTTACAGGTGTAGTTAAAGGAGTTTTATCGCGCTTCCGCTAAGGACAATATTAGCGGAAGCGGTGAGGTTTATTGCTCGGCCAACTCGTTGTTAGTGAGTTTGGCGTTTGCTGATGCTTGCAATTGAGTGAGGGCAGGTACCAGGATACTGATTGATGCCAGACAATGGCCTAACTGGCACAAACTTTCTACTGAGAAATCCAACACATCGTTATCGGCAAAGGTCACAAAAGTATCCCCGATAAAATTCAACCCATGCAGCAATCCGGCGTAACATTCCTCGCTACTGTTTGCCAGTTCCAGTGTGTCATCAGCACTCAAATGTGATATATCCAGCTTGCCGATCACCTCAGTCAGTGTGGGATAAAGTCTATTGGTATCAGGCAACATGGCGCTTCTCCTGTGGTTTGCAAGAAACAAACACCAGTGAGAAACCGGCCAGCAGATTGCGGGCTTCACATTCAGTGGGAGCCAAAACGGAGATCAGGTGTAACGGAGAGATTTCAGCCAGTAATGTGTTCGAGCGGGCGTTAAGGAAGGTGTAGAGCTTTGAATATGCACGTATGTTACTATTAGCGTCAGCCATAGCATTACCTCTTTTAATGTTGTGGTTAGATGCCTCGTTGTGTTCCAAGCACATCGGGGCATTGTCATTTATGGCATGTGATAGTAATGTGTCACTACACAACACTACATTAACTCAAGTGTAATTTAGGTGTCAACACACATGAATGAAAGAAGAGGAAATCCACCATTCCAGTTTCGTCTCGATCCAGAGCTGCGTAGTGAAATGGAAGAGGCCCAAAAGTTAGATGGTGATGAATCGCTGGCTGCCTGGATTAAGAGAATAATCAGGAAAGAGCTTCAGTCACGAAATGTTGAGCCGAGAAAGTAACCATGAGGCATATTTGATTTTGTAGCTCAAGTGAGCCACAATGAACTTTCCAACTAAAAGGGGGTTTTACTATGGCTGCAAATGCTTTTGTTCGTGCTCGTATAGACGAAACCCTAAAGAATGAAGCCGCTGCTGTACTTGCTGACATGGGTTTAACCGTATCCGATCTGGTGCGGATAACCTTAACCAAGGTTGCCCGAGAAAAAGCGCTTCCGTTCGATTTGCGTATTCCTAACGAACTTACAGCTAATACCATTGCCAACAGCGATAAAGGTGTCGATGTCCATAAAGCAAAGGATGCTGATGATCTTTTTGATAAATTAGGTATCTGATAGACCATGACTAAACAAAGGGAAATTGAATATTCAGGTCAGTTCCAGAAAGATGTGAAAAAAGCTCAGAAGCGCCATAAAGATATGAATAAACTTAAAGTCATTATGACGCTTCTGATTAACGATAAATTGCCCTTGCCTGTTGTATATAAGGATCATCAATTACAAGGTAATTATAAAGGCTACAGGGACGCACATATAGAGCCAGACTGGCTTATCATCTACAAAATTACTGATGATTTGCTTCGCTTCGAAAGGACAGGAAGCCATTCTGATCTATTTTAGGTATCACTCAGCCTCATTTTAAGACAAACATAAAATAAGCTGTCATTGCGGCAACTCCGGCCAGTCAATATCTGGCGCAGCACGGGTGTTTATGTGCATTAGCACGACACGGTACTGTTTGGTAACAGGTGTATCAATGACAAATTTGAGCCAGTTCGTCTTCGCTCAGGCCGGTCATTTTCATTACCGTGGCGTAGTCAAGGCCATTGGCTAGCATAGTACGGGCAACTTCCAACTTGCCTTCTACCCGGCCTTCTACCCGACCTTTCACAATGCCTCTGGCTTCGCCTTTTTGTTCCAGTTTTTGTGCAATCGTCATCAGTGACTCATCGTGAGGAGTAGCGGTTGTTTTCATCGCCGGAGAATAACATGGTCTTCATAGTGAATTGAATAGTAAGGATTATTTTCAGATTTTTGTTACAGGGTTCTTAGTGGGGGAAAAATCCATTTGCTGAATTATCATTTTATCCCCTAGGTATTATCCCCACCGCGCTTCACACCTCCGTGGTTATGTTTATCAACCACCACGCCATTGGATGAGAACTTGCCGCCGGAATGGTTAATGTTGCCGCTCATCTTGCTGCCTTTCTTAACGTTCAACGTGCTGGTAGTCAGGTTGTGGGTGCATTCCACTTCGGGTGTATCTAGCAGGATTTTTACCGAGGCAGCACAGGTGATAGTGGGGGCAGTGGCATTTATCGATTCACTGGCATTGATAACCGCCGTTTTGATGCCATCAGCCTGCAACTCGCCGCTGTCAGGTTCATAGTGCAACGTGGCACCGTCAGGAAAGGCGATATACAGGCCATCCGCCGAGGCCGACGGCGGCGGGAAGTGATCAGAGAAAATTCCCGGCAGCACAAAGGCGGTATCCAGCTCGCCGCCGAGAGACAATATCAATACTTGCTCACCCTTTGACGGTGCCCACCATGATCGCGATTGACCGGCGCGCAGCGTCAGCCAGTTTAACCAACCGGTGCTATTGTCCCCCGTCGCCACACGGCACAGGGTTTGGTCGAGATCGACCTCGGCCACCGTACCAATGCGGATCAGGTTGCGCAGCAGGCGCAGGATTTCAGTGATTTGGGTTTGAGTGTTCATGCCCCAAATAGTGTCATTGGGTTATGCATCTTACAAATCATAGAAATTGTTTGATAAATAGCACAACAAGTGCTTAATTACTTCTTGATAAGAAAGAAAAATCTCTTTTGAACCTACTTTGTGATTCATAAGCAATGAAGAGATTTTATAAAGCAAAATCATTTTATCTGGGATCGAATAATGAAAAAAAAAGTAAAAGGGGCATGGATAATCCATCATGCAAAAAAAGTCCAAACAACAACAAGTCAAGATTTTGATTCAATAAGTTTTGCTGGTAAATGCGGCTCATTACTATCAGCCATTTCAGCTGACACTCAAGAGCAACTTAATACTAGAAGGCTTGAAGCTCTGGCTAAGGCTAATTACATTAGCCCAAAAACCGAACTACCTTCCATATTGGATGAGCTTGAGAGGCAACGGTTAATATTAAAAGGGGCTGGAGGCATTGAAGTTTTAGGTATAACAGGTCAGGGGGTATTAGAGCATACGTCTACTATATTTAATGAATCAAACCATGAAGTATATGAAGATGCTGTAATTGGTATATCAGAAATTGCTTCTGAGATGCCAATTACAGATATCAAAGCGATTGAATACATATCTGATAAATATAAACTACCTACCATTGAAGTTAAAAATACTTTATTAATGGGAGGCGGACTCCACTTCTTTGACTCTGAGCCAATATCAAAAGATGAAAAACTGTTATTTAATGGGAACTTATTCAGGAAAAATGACGCAAAGAAAATTAATGCAGTTTTAAGTTCTTTAAGCTCAGAAGAAAGTAGGTTATTAATTGAATTAAATGAAAAGTTGGAATCAAGTGGATGTATACCACTATTAGCTGCAACACAGATATTGACTGAAAATCTTTTTTCTAGATTACACTCGATAGGTATGTTTGATGTTAGTGTTGTCGGTAACTTATCGGGGAAAAATTACTTTGTAACTAGGCCCGCAGCATTTTCAAAATTTACGGACACAATAGCTGATGACGCTTTAGATTTAGCGAAGGCATTAGTGGCCTCATTGACTTATGGCATGACTGTCAGCTCATATTATCGAGGGCGAATACAAATGATATCATCGCTTATGGGGAAATTAATTAATGGTGGAGAGGTTGGGCCAGCAACTGCAATTGGTAACGATTACCAGGCATTGGAATTTAAAGGTGTGGTAAGAATCACTCCAGCGAAAGGCGGAATGTTTACAATGAGATTATTGAAGCCGGAAGTAGGAAGGTTAGCTTTGTCGGTCATTCAAAATGGCGATATAACGGCAGAAGCAATAGTTAATTTGCCGAGTGCTAAAGTTACTGAGTTTATTAACCCTGAGATTACTAGAGAGTATACAAGAAAAAATTGCACGGAAGCAGTTAGAATACAAGCTAAAAATCTCTTAGAGGATATCAGACTAGGGGAGCTAGGTAAATGAGTGAGAAATTACCAAAAGGGTATGCTACCGAAGAGATGTTAAGAAATTATTTTATCGGAATGGGGTATTATGTAGTAAGAGGATGTAAATTTAAGTATAACAAATTTGATGTTACAGATGTCGATTTGCTTTTGTATGGTAAGACCTCCCCATTAAGTCGTGAACGAATTAATGTTGACATAAAAAATAAACGCACACCTCAAGCTATTGAAAGAATATTTTGGGCTAAAGGGCTGCAATCTATTTTGGATTTAGATGGGTGTATAGTTGTAACAAGCGAAAATAGACCTGATGTAAGAGAGTTTGGGCTAAAACATCACGTTCCAATTCTAGACGGGAAATTTTTGGCTCGTTTATCTAAAAGTGAAAAGTCCCAATTAAAAAGAATTACTGAAGAGGATTTTTTAAACAAACTAAATGAATCATCAAATGGGAAAATTGGTGGTGACTGGAAAGGTCGCTTAGAAAAAAGCAAATCTCGCTTATTAGAGCCACTTAGTTTTGATGGATGCAATGCACTATTAAATGAAATAAATTTTTTCTTCGAATGTGCTTCAACACTATCTAGACATTCTCCCGAACTACCGACGATTTGGCGAGTTATTTATATTCTACAGTCTTATTTTTTAATATCTTTAGACTTTATATTACGTGAGCACCTTACTGCTGAGCAAGAACAAAGAAGGCAGCTTTTGGACGTTGGGTTCAGATATGGTAACTCCGGTAAATTCTTTACTGAAAGAGTTGGTAAAATGGCCTCGGCTCTCGCTGGAAGCATTATTCCCCAAGCAGGAATAGCAAATACAATAGAAGATGAACTAAAGGCTCAGTCTGAATCTATAAAATCTGAGATTCTAGCTGATTACTTCTGTAAGTCTCAGGTGAGTAATTTCATTTTTGATTGCGCAAAAGAGTTTGACTCATTCGCTTATGGTATCAATCCAGTACCCCCATCCGCCTTGTCATCACATTCACAAGCAATATTAGGTGTTACATGTGATTTCTTTAGTTTAGATAGAAAGAATATCTTCATTTAAGGCAAAGGGATGCTATTCATTTTCAATAGTATCCCTTTTAATATCAGCTAGTTGCTGAGTTTATAGAATCTACAAATATATTTCTAACAATAGCAATATCTTGCTGACTAAACCCCAGCAACGGCCTTTCATCATACTGCACATCTTTGCTATGCACGTTCGGACGGTCACGCAGGCCAAAGTGATGCACCCGTGCCATGCGTTCTACGCGCCCGGCAAACTCGACCACCGCCTCATCAGGGCTGCTGTTAGTTTTCATATAGCGCGCGGTGCGCAACTTGGCGAACATTTCCCGCTTAATCCGGCCCTTGGGTTTACGCAGCGGTTGAGATTTACGTGCTGCATACGGGGTGCCGTCGGGCGCTTGCTGGCGTTTAATACGTTGCTGTTGACTGGCGCGCAGGCGTTTAGCGATAGTGACCGCCAGTGTCTTGCGCGCTTTTGGGGTTAGGCTGGCAATCAGTGCGGCCAGGGCATCATCAAAGGGTTTCAGCGCATTCATTTGACCGTTTCACCGTTAAAGTAGATGGCTGTTGGCCGTGTTGGCGTACCCGGCCAAGCCGGTTCCGGCTCATGGTTAACGTGTAGTGCGCCGTCCAACTCTTTCACTATCACCCGCTCAGTCAGTTGCAAGTCGATACGGATATCACTCAGCACATCGCTCATCACATCAACCTTATGAATAAAGCCGGTGCGGCGCTTTTCTTCTGTTGCCATGATGTCCGGTTGATGTTCCCGCAGCCATGCCAGTATCGGCACAAAGAGATAATCAACATCATCGGGGAAATCCTCAATAAACAGCGTCAGCGTATATTGATTTTCAAAAGACAGCGACGGGGCCAGTGTTGAGACAATGCGGCCACCATCAACAAACATTTTCAGCCGTTCTGGGTTAGTCTGAAACAGTTGCAGACTGTCGGTTAAGGCTTGGCGTAGCAGTTTGGGTTTTAACATTATGTTGTTCCTGGCACCGTTTGATGGCTTCTACTTGCAGCCCGCAGGCTACCAGTGCGGTTTCTAACTGGCGGATATCGGCACTTAAATCACCGTTAACCGTTGCGTGACTGGCGGGCAGTGGGCAACTGTTCACTGGCGGACAGCCAACGTAAATAATCGTTGGGATTGGCGAATGCGGGGCGCTGGTGCAGCCGGATAACGTCAGCAGGCAAAGCAGTAACAGACCAATTGCGCAACGCTTTATTTTCATTGAGTAACCTTTGAATTTTCTGTTCACGGGATTGCGATAAGTGGTTGGCATCGCTCAGTGATTGCCTTAATATTCTTTCGCTTTTTGCCTGACGTTGAGCCTGTTCTTGCAACTGGATGAGGGTGTTATCGCGGTTCTCAATTTCTGCGGATAGCGCGCCAATTATGTTGCTGGCGTTTGCGATAGCGAGGCTCTGGTGTGCGTATACCACCCTAACGCCATCACCATTCCCGCCATTAGCATCAGCACGATAGGCATCTCAGATCCCATTCAGGCAGCGCTTTTGCTCAGCAATGCGGCGACGCTCCAGCCCTTGGTTTTTCACGCCGTTGACATACACCCAGCGCGGCAACTGATTACAGGCGCTGCGCCAGTCGCCCTTATTGACAAAAAAGGCCAGTGTCGAGCGGCAAGCTGCGCCGGTGCCAACGTTAAAAGTAAATGACACTACCGCGTCATAGACCGGTTGCGGCATGGCAACTGGCATACAGACGGCTATTGCCCATTCGACCCGCTGCACGTCAGCCACCAGATTGAGCGCCACCTGTTGCTCACTGATAACGGTGTTGGGCTTGACCCCGGCAGTGTGACCGATGCCATTAGTCCACACATTGGCGCTGCACAAATAGGCGCTGAGCTGGCAGCCCTCATGATCGGCAATCAGTCTTAATCCAGCAGTGGAGGTTGTTAGTGTTGGGTAGTGGGGCAATGTGACCGCCAACGCCAGAATGGCAGCCACTAAACAGCGCTTAACGGCGGAATTCATCAATCGCGCTCTCCTTGTCATGCCGCTTTTTCAGCAACAAATAGCATTTGCGGCGGTAATACCAGTTCACGCTACAGGTGACAGTCGCGGCGATAGTCGCCACATAGAACGCTATTTCTTCAGCGGTGAGGGCGGCAATAAAAATTAATATCACCGTCAGGCTGTGGGCGAGTCGAGTGGTTATCTCTTCCATTTTTAATCCCATAATTGAAGGGTTTCTCGTTGGGCGGCTGGCGCGATATCGGGTAAATCCACCGGATAGCCGTGGGGCAGAATGGCCCCTAACTCGGCCAGCCCCGGATTTGTGCTATAGACTTGCTCAACCACTTGTTGCGTGCGGCGGTAATAGCGCCAGCACAGCGCATCGAGGGTGTCGCCTTGCATCGCATAAACCCGCATCAGATGAGATCAATAATGTTGTGCGGCTGACCGGTAATATTGCGAATGCTGTGACGAGCATCGCGCCACCATTCACCCACGCTATTTTCGATAGCTTCAGCGCGCTTATCACCACGGGCACTGGCGTCATAACCGCGATAACGTTCGGCCAGCAAGGCGGCGGTGACGGCACCCACCGCTCGCAGATATTCAGCCAACTGCATGTTTTCGCCGTCCATCTGCTCCGCTTGCACCTCAGCCAGCGCCTTAAATCCGGCCGCCATCTGTTGGCTGCGGTAGTCGAATAACTCGGCATTGACCTCAGCCATCGCCCCCTTAATGGTAAAGCGTAACCTTTCGGCGGTGACGGTTCCCTCAAGGCGCAACAGCTCGCGCAGTTTTATCGGGTCAACCGCAGGCCAAAAAAAGGTATTTTCAATCACCGGCTCGGCCATTTTATCGGGCCGTGGCGCGGGAATAACAATAGTGGTCATGGCAACCTCAATAGCAGAATGAGAGGGCGGTGGACGATGGCGTTGATTCGGTAAAATCGGTCGCGGCCATCGTGCCGCCCGGCTCGGGGGAGCGTGCGGTTTAGCGGCTGGCGGCGTTTTTTAACTTCACTGCCAGCCGTTCAATGTCCTTTTTGACGCCACAGCCGGTGTTTAACTGAAGTGCGCGATTGAGGTGACTCAACGCCAGTTCGCCCTGACCACTGTCTCGCAGTGCGTAGCCGGTCATTTTATGTAGCTTGGCGCGCACCTGATCGGGCATATCCTCGCCCTCCATCAACTCGAGGGTTTGCAATAAGGGGGCGCTATCGACCGGTTGACTGGCGGTATAGCTGCGACTGGCAGACTCGGCCACTTCCTCGGCAATCAGGTAGGCGGTGGAGCGGGTGAAACGGTCGGGCGGCACCAATTGGTAACGCAGGGCATAACGGGCGATATCCAGCGCACCGGGAATATCCCCGGCATCCAGCCGCCAAATCATGATGGTCATTAGGATGGCGTCCTGCGCACCTTTCCCCTCACTTAACACGCCAGACACCCACGGTAGGTAGTCTGGCAATAGTTGGCGTTTCAGCTCGGCCTTGCGTTGTTGCGAGCGGATCTGTTTCAGCTTGCGTTTATCTTCGTTGAGCTTAAGTAGCATCAGCTCATAGCCAGTGGCATGGCGCAGCGGATCATCCCGCAGTTGTGAGGCGAGCATGGCGGACTGTTGGATAAAGTGGCGGCGGGCTGGGCTGGACATGATCTATTGATCCCCCTCGGCAACCACCGGCGCAGCGGCACTGTTCACCGCAGTGAGTAGTGCATCAGCCAGGTGCGCAATATCGGTTCTCTCTTTGGGCGCGGGTAAAATCTCGATATTCTCCACCAGACAGCCGCAGGCGTAATCTTCCACTACATAATCCTGTTTAATCGATTCATAGTTTTCGATGCGATCCCGTTTGGGATTCTCATTAATATGGCGGCGGTGTGAATCCTCCATCCAGTAGATAGAGAGGTTATCGAGGCGAGTGATAAACAGGGCATTGGGCGGGAAGAATGGCACCCGAATAGCCGGTAAATTGCCGATACGTTTTTGGCTGATAATCAGATCACCGGCGAGGGTTTCGCTGTTTTCCTGCTCTTTATTGACAATAGGAAAATACTTATCCTGCATTAATTGGCGGCCGGTAATCACCACCAGATGAGGGTCTTCCTGATGCCAGTCGGCGATCATATTGTTGGTGGCGTCCATCACCAGCGCGTCCAGATTGAGATAGTCGCCGTTGCGGCCAATGCGGATGGTTTTCGACAGTTCGTTGCCGTCTTCGTCGATGATTTTACTCATCACGCGGGTTGGCGCATTGGTGCGGTATTTCTGCAACCAACCTACCGCGATATCTTGTAATAGCGGGTGTTGTTTACGGTTAGAGGTTTTAGCGCGGCTGATACCATTGAACGCGGCCAGAATGCGATCCAATGCCTGCCGCCGGATAATGGCATCACGCAGGCGGGTCTGGAAATCCTGATAACTCGCCCACAGGTCGAGGGTGTTGTAGCGAATGTGGAAATCGTAGTTCACCTGTTCACAGAAATACTTCTCGCTGTCCAGCGCCAGAAAGTCTTCGGTTTCGCGTTCGTCACCGCCGTCGGTGTCGGTATTGCTGGCAATCGAGCCGGTTACCCCAAGGCCGACTTTTTCGGCAGTCAGTTCGGCAACTGGCACAATATTAATGCTGCTGAGAAACTCAGAAGATTGCTGCACGCGGGTCATGATGGTCTGAGTTACTGAGGGTTCGACACTGAATTTTTTATTCAAATCGCCGATGGCGATCCCGTTTAGCTCAGCCTGTCGGGTCAGATAGGTATTAAATTTAAAACGAGTTACTGGGCGCATAATTATCCTGTGAAATAAGTGGCTTAGCTTAGCAGTCGGTTAGTCGCTCAACTTGCGCATCACCGCCGGTGGCGATAGGGCGGGAGTTGTGGTTGAGGTTTTCGCTATGGGTGAGCTGGGTTTTCAGCGCGATAACCCCTTGCTGGTGCTGTTCGATATTCTGTTTCAGCAGATCAATCTGTGTGGTTAGCGCACTGAAACGGGTCTCAATAGCTTCCCCTTGTTGCTGCACATGCTCCGCCACGGCGTTGACGGCTTCATGCACATCAGTAAATCGGGCGTTATCTGACGTTTGTTTGCGGCTAAAGACCGACATCACTCGATTCAGCAGGGTTGCGCCTGACTCGGCCACATCTTCAAATTCCAATTGCACTTCAACTGCCGCCGAAAAAAGATTGTCTGGATGAGATTTACGACCAGCCAGTGGGTTGTGTTGGGCTTTGGCGCTGAATGCCAGCATTTCGGTGCCGAGGCTGGCGGGGTCATCAGTGACCGCCAGCCCGACCAGATAAGCTTTACCGCTGTTGGCAAAGTTCGGGCGGATCTCCATCGAGGTATAGATTTTCTGTTGGGCTTTAGTCATCAGCACTAACTCATCGGTGGGGCTGATTTGGGCGAACAACGCCCGCTTACCCTTCAGTGCTGAATCATCGTCAATGGTGTCGGCTCTCAGACCGATGACATCGCCATAGCGGCGAAAGGTGCTGTCCGGTGAGTAACTTTTCAGGTGTTCCAGATTGATGCGGCAACCGTAGACGCGCGGGTCAAATGACTCGGCCATCTGGTTGATATCACCGGCGTCAATTAAACGCCCGTCGCAGGTGTCGCCTTCAACGCCGATGCGGAAGTATTTAGAGACTTTCTTAGCCATGTTCGTCGCCATATTGTTGTCCAGTCATGAGCGGCTAATCAGTTTCTAAACATCGCAGCCTTGCCACAACAACAGCAGGTTGTCGCAGCGGTGATACAACAGAGACAGCAAGAATGAGTGCCGGGTGGTGGCGTAGCCTTTAGCGCATGAATATCACTCCGGGCACCCTCATTAGCGACCCACGGCGACAGGCAGCTTTGCTTTATTGGCAGGGCTTTTCTGTGCGCCAGATTGCCGAGCAGTTAAGCCTGAAAGCGCCAACGGTGCAGAGTTGGAAACAGCGCGATAAGTGGGAGGCTATTGCGCCGATTTCTCGCGTGGAAAGCAGCCTCGAAGCGCGGCTGATCCAACTGATTCTGAAAGCGGTTAAAGAGGGGCGAGATTTCAAGGAGATCGACCTGTTAGGCCGCCAAATTGAACGGTTGGCGCGGGTCAATCGCTACAGTCTGAGTGGTAACGAAGCCGATTTAAATCCCAACGTAGCGAACCGCAATAAGGGAGAGAGGAAACCACCGGATAAGAATCTGTTTAGCGAGTCGGCGATTGAAAAACTGGAATCCATTTTTCACGAAAATATCTTTGATTATCAGCGCGGCTGGTATCAGGCGGGATTAGCTCACCGTATCCGCAATATCCTGAAATCGCGTCAGATTGGCGCGACCTTCTTCTTTGCCCGTGAAGCGCTATTGGATGCACTGTTGACTGGCCGCAACCAGATCTTCTTATCGGCCAGTAAGGCACAGGCGCATGTGTTTAAAAGCTACATTATCGATTTTGCCCGACTGGTTGACGTTGACCTGAAAGGCGACCCGATGGTATTAGCGAACGGTGCGCGGCTGTTCTTCCTCGGTACTAACGTGCGCACAGCGCAGAGCTACACCGGCAATCTCTATCTGGATGAATATTTCTGGATACCCAAGTTTCAGGAGCTGCGCAAAGTGGCGTCTGGTATGTCATTGCACAAAAAATGGCGTACCACCTATTTCTCCACGCCGTCGAGTTTAGCCCACAGCGCTTATTCGTTCTGGTCTGGTGAACTGTTTAATAAAGGTCGCCGTAATAAGTCTAATCATATCCAGTTGGATTTAAGCCATAGCCATTTGGCCGCTGGCGCACGGTGTGCAGATGGTCAGTGGCGGCAGATTGTTACGGTTGAAGATGCGCTGACTGGCGGTTGCAACCTGTTCGACCTCGACCAACTGGCGCTGGAATACAGCCTGTCAGAATATCAAAACCTGTTGATGTGCGAGTTTGTTGATGACCAGGCATCGGTGTTCCCGTTCGCCGAGTTGCAAGCCTGCATGGTGGACAGTCTGGAAGAGTGGGAGGATTACAACCCGTATTCGTTGCGACCGTTTGGCTATCGGCCGGTGTGGATGGGTTACGATCCGTCCGAGGCTAACGGCGGTGATAGCGCCGGTTGCGCAGTCATTGCGCCGCCATTGGTGCCCGGCGGCAAGTTTCGCGTGCTGGAACGCCACCAGTGGAAAGGGATGGATTTTGCAGCGCAGGCCAGACATATCGAAGAGTTAACGCAAAGATACTGTGTGGAATACATCGGCATCGATGCCACTACTGTCGGACAGGGTGTTTTCCAGTTGGTGCGCCAGTTCTTCCCGGCCGCAAGGGAAATCAAGTACACCCCTGAAATCAAAACCGCTATGGTGCTGAAAGCCAAGCACACCATCAATAGCGGCCGGTTGGAATATGACGCTGGCCACACCGATATCACCCAATCCTTTATGGCCATCCGCAAGACCATGACCGCCAGCGGTGCGCGCTCAACTTATGCCGCCAGTCGCAGCGAAGAAGCCAGCCACGCCGATGTGGCGTGGGCGATTATGCACGCGCTGCTCAATGAACCTTTAACCGCCTTTAATGGCCGCCATAGCCCGAATATTTTGGAGTTTAATGCATGAATCAACGCAAAGGCCGCAAGAGATTAAAGCCGCACGCCGCCTATCAACAACAACCGGTTGAGGCGTTCACTTTTGGTGAACCCTCGGCGGTGTTGGATAAGCGGGAAATTCTGGATTACATCGAATGTAATGGGAATGGCAAATGGTATGAGCCGCCGATCAGTTTTGATGGGTTAGCGCGTAGTTTCAGGGCCGCCGTGCATCACAGCTCACCGTTGTACGTGAAACGCAATATTCTGGCGAGTACCTTTATTCCACATCCGATGCTTAGCCAACAGGCATTTAGCCGCTATGCGCTGGATTATTTGGTATTCGGTAACGCCTTTTTGGAGCTGCGTCGCAACCAACTGGGTGAACCGCTGCGCCTTGACCCCAGCCCAGCTAAGTACACCCGCCGAGGCGTGCAGAAAGATTGCTACTGGTTTGTGCAGAATGGCAAAGTCGATCATCAGTTTACGGCTGGTACGGTGTTTCATCTGATAGAGCCAGATATCAATCAGGAGCTTTATGGCCTGCCGGAATATCTCAGCGGCTTAAATTCTGCCTGGCTGAATGAAGCGGCCACGCTATTTCACCGCAAGTATTACCAGAACGGCGCACATGCGGGATATATTCCGTATATGACTGACGCCGCGCAAAGTAGCAGCGATATTGAGGCGATGCGTAAAGCGATGCGCGACACCAAAGGGTTAGGCAACTTCCGCAACCTGTTTATGTATGCGCCTAATGGCAAAAAAGACGGTATTCAGATTTTGCCACTCAGCGAAGTCGCCACTAAAGATGACTTTTTCAATATCAAAAACGCCACCCGCGACGACTTGCTCAGCGTCCACCGCGTCCCTCCACAGATGATGGGCATTATCCCCAACAACACCGGCGGTTTCGGTGACATAGAAAAAGCCAGCCAGGTATTTGTCAGGAATGAACTCACCGCATTGCAAGAACGCCTGAAAGAGGTCAATGGGTGGGGAGGCGGTGGTGGGGTTTCGGGGGTATGAGCTAATAATGTAGGAAAGTAAACCCTCCTTATTGTCGAAGGGCTTAAGATAATTATTTAGGAATGACTCTTACCTTGCTCTTTTACGATTTTTGATTTGAAAATCAATGTCTTTGAATTTTTGTGAATATATTCTATTACGCCTAGGAGTTCCTCAGATAAATCAATGGTACTTTTTGATGTTATAGTATTTGGTATTACATAAGTAATCTCACAAGCCGTTATTTTTATTTTTAATTCATTAATTATGAGATATGCATTATTGAATTTTTCCACAAGTTTATGCTCGCCAAATTTTCCTCTCTGAGATATGCTTAGAGAATTTTCGATGTCATATAAAGATCGGTATGTACTGTCATCAATGTTTTCTATAATTATTTTGTTTGTAAGTTCTGAGATGTATAGCGGTTTTGATGGGTCTATGGATGGCGTATTTTTCAACCAATTAAAATCAATGGTAGGTTTGATATTTGTAATTCTTGCAGGGATAGTTGCAGTTATTTTTAAATCTATATATTTAAAAATAGGTTCATTGTTAGCATCTTTCCAGTCACTTTCGTTTTGTTCTCTGACAATCAATAAATCAATTTTATTGTGTTTGGCTTTTATTTCAGCGCCACTTTGATAACCGACTTTGGTTGCAAATATGGGTTTTAAATCTGGAATATCTCGTATTTTTCCTACTTAGAGCATCTATTTTTTCAATTGAAATTTTAGAATTATAATCTTTGCACTCAATCACTGTCTTGTATGTTATTCCTGCTAACTCATATTCCCAATATATATCAAATTCTCTTTCTACGCCAAAGTTATCAGTTATTTTCTTATTGATCTCTATTCCTGCATTTTTTACAGATGTTATTACCTCAGAGTGAAGTAATGCTTGATGTAGATCTCTCACAAATTTTTCGTACTCTTTCCAAGTAGACATACAAACCCTTAGTTCAATAATCATGATTATTTTGATATTTTGAATATTTTTTGGAAAGATATCAAGTGTATTTATACATGTATGCGGTGTGGTTATTAATAATATCAAAGATGAAGTAGAAACGACTTGCACAATGTGCATTGAACACTACGCTAGATAGCTGGACACTATTTAAAAATCAATAAGTTAGATAGTGTAGGGAAGGTGACTACGTATTTATTTATAATGATTACGTTATGGTAAAAAAGTGGGAGGAAATTAGGGGGAGTATGGATAGAACATCCTAAGTAAATTAAAGAGCAATTATAAAGTTCATTGCTCTTTAAGGTTATCCATCAGAATGATTAATTTTAGTTATGTGGACCTAAGAACCTGTCGCCATTTAGGTGAATCATATGGGTCGGAGCTTCAGCTATCCAAACTTCTGTTTCCCAGCTAATTTCTGAGAAGAATTTACTCATTGTTTTTTTATCCGGGAAAGCAGATACATAGACAAGTCCTGGGCGAGCATCCTTGAATAAGTTTGCAAGTTCGCTATGTCTTTTTCCATCGACAGGGCCATGACTAGTTACTGATTCTATAAGAATTAACCAATCTCTCTGCGGCCAATACAGAACAACGTCAGGAAGTTTCCCCTTACGATTAACAGTAACTCCAAGATCTGCTAATGCGTCTTTTCTGAAAAAATCCTCTTTAGCACCAGTGTCGCCTAAATATATAACTTGAGAGCCTGGCGCAAATCGAGGCCCAAATTCAGTAACGATATCATGTATTAATTGACTATGGTCACCGGGACTTAAGTGGATCTCAGTACCATTATCGATGGTCAGAGGAATCATATGCATTTCACGCTTCATGGCATATTGTTCGACCAATGTCTCTCGCTGCATTAGCCACTCACCTAATGCTTTATTCCAGAGAGGAGTCCCATAGGTATTCAATACATCAAATAATTCTGGTGCAATTTGATAACAAGCTTTAGGACTATTTACTGCACGATTGGGTTTATCTGGGTTGTAAAGCACGAGTCCACCATCAATAAATTGGTGTAATGTTTGCCGTCTAAATGTTTCTCTCGTATTAGGCGCATATTCTTTGCCATATATATCTCTACACCAATCCATAATTGGAGTAACACCAACCAAAGGTTTTTCTAATTCCTGCCATGAACCTTCTGGTCTTAGGTTGACTAGTGCAAGAAATGTAAGAGCTGAACGCTCATTTTGTTGTGATTTAGGCATCCCTAAAAGGGTTATAATTTCTAGGGCCTGATCAAGTTTCTCTTGGGCAGCAAGAGGATTTTTATCATCATTCTTTGACAATCTCTTAATCTCCGTATTGATAGCTTCATTAATGTTTTCTTGAGACAACCCTTGGCTGGAAATATATGAACCTATTCTTTGTAGGGATTTACGATCGGGATAATGTAGGCTTCTCAGGTCTGTTGCATTTATTTGAGTATGACCGCCAAATAAACGGTAGTATTTATCGAGTAACATAGAATTAAGGAAAGCACTTAATCCGTATGCGATGTCCTTATCCATCCCTGACTTATTTATATGAAATACATTCAGTTTATTCTCAAAACCAATCCATTCCCCAGGCAATGATCCATCATATACAGTCGCAACGATTCTCCGTTTTTCTTCTTTTGAACTAAAACGCCTAACTATTACGAAATATCCTTGATTACTCCAAAGCCATGAACGTGAACGTTCAGAAACATTTATGGCGTTAGGTTTCTTAGATTTTTTTGGCCAATCAACTACCCCATTTAAATGGACAGGGTAAATTAGGGGGACAGCACCTGGTTCTATATTTTCCCTGAGATCAGATTTTAAACGGAAATCAACGACAGGGCCAGTGCTGACACTAATTCCTAATTCATTTAAACTTGTATAGAAAACATTTAATCGGTCAATAATCGATTGGTCTCGATTATTGGCTGCAATATGAATGAATTTATCTTTATCTAACATATTGACTAGTGACTCAAACGGAATATTTCTTACCGTCATATCGCTCGCGGAAACAGAATTACTTTCTTGATCGAAAAAAAAGTCAGAATTTGGGCTTGAAGTTATTTTTACTGATTCTTGAATGCCGTTCTTAACTAAATGAATAATGATATTTTCTTGGAGTACATCATCTTCAGAGAATGCATGACTTCTACTATCGAATATATGAACATGTTTGATGGCACAGTGCTGAAATATAAAATTCCTGAAGGGTAAGTAATATGGGCCATTACAAAAAGATCTTGGGATTATTGCTACCATTTCACCTTGTTTTTTTAATTGCATGATAGCAAGAGCAACAAAACCAGCATATAGATTAACAGCTTCAATACCGATAGCACTTAATATTTTACGGTAATCACTTGCAGATGTTATTTTTTTGTAAGGGGGATTAATTATACAATGTGTGTACATTTCTGTACCGAAATCATGTTTGGTGACAGAAGCCGCAGTTATGTAGTCATTAATCTGTGGGTATATTTTGCACTTTATACCAGCAGCATTTGATGCTGACACACACTTATCTAAAACCACATCTAAGAATGGCTTTATTTTTCTTTCAATATCAATGGCATGCAACTCTAATGACCGAGCACTACCTCTACGTATAACTTCTTCTGTAAACGCTGCGGTAAGTGAGCCGGGGCCACAACCAGGGTCCAGTAAACTAATATCACCTTTAAGCTCATTGAATAATGATGCCATGAAAATGCAAATTGATGACGATGTGAAGAACTGGCCTAGCTCTCCCTTTTTATTCACATCAAGATTGGCATTTGCTTTGACTCGGATTTCATCAACTTCTTCTAACATTGTCAATTCACTACCTCAGATCATCCCATTCATCATCTTAATCTTAGGGATTAAGTACATTTAAATCATACTATTGTGAAATTTGGTGTATTTTTTAATGTAATGCAGGTTACACCTTATTCTAAGGATCGTATCCATGTCATGATAGCAAAAATACATCTTAATAAAATTTAACTGCCTAAGGCTACAGTAACGGCTACGGCGTAGTAAATACGAGTGCTCTCGGGGACTTGGCGGTTTAGCTGTGTTATGCCTAACACCATCTCACCCAAACTTATCCGAAAACACCTCCAGAGAGAGTTCCCTCTTTTTTCAGCTCAACCAAGCAGTAAGTATAGAAATCAGCACTGCTATTCAGGCCGATAAACTTACCTCGGAACATTTTCAGCTCAATGCCAAAAGTCGTGGTAGTGTGACCGTTGATTTTCATCGTGATGTCCATTAACCCTAGGCTGATGGAGGTAAGCCTTCCAACGCCTTTGATGCATTCCTAAGGGGTTCTCATTACATACTGTAAAAATGTCACTGCGTGGCTCTGACAAGCAATGTAAACCTGTCCCAAACCCAGTTGCGCGCAATGCTATCCCCGCCACGCCTGCGCGCTTTGTGGGGCGGTTTTTATGCAGTTGCGTTATCAGCTAAGATCCACACCAACCCTAGTGCCAATGACCTGCTCCCCGTTGATTAGTACACCCCGATATTAGTAATGTCTTCATAAGCCACATGAGGA